CAGTTGTACGCGAGGTAATTGCGTAATAACTTTACCGCATGATTGAAATTAAGCTTGACGGCAAGACGTACCCCATGCGTGCAACGATGCGCGCGTGGAAAAAGTTCGAAGAGGCAACTGGTAAAAAGGTTGCACAAGTAGACAGCGAGGACATCACAGCCATTCCCGAACTGATATTTTATTTCGTTCAGGAAGGTTGCAAAAGCCAGGGCATGGCGTTTGAGATGGACGTTGACGACTTTTTGGGCATGATTGAAGTAGGTGATTTACCTGCTTTGTCAGAAGCGGTACAGAAGGCGATGGGTACTCAAAAAAAAACGAGAACCAAGGCAAGCCGTTGAGCTGGGACGAAATAGAAGAAATGGGGCTGGGTCAATTGCGACTTAGCCCCGTTTTGCTTTATGATCTGACGTTTCCAGAATTCAGCAACGCCATGCGAGGGCACTACAAAGAAATCGAGGAACGCGAAAAAGCGGAATGGGAGCGCACCAGGTGGCTGGCTACCATTACCGTCAACCCACACGTAAAAAAGCGACTGACGCCAAAGGACTTGGCGACGTTCCCCTGGGAGAAGAAAGAGAAGGCCGCCGACGGATTAAGTATCTTGCGGTCATTAGCAAAGTAACGATATGGCAAAGCTTGGCGATTTAGTTGTAAGGATTGGCGCAAATACAAAGGACTTTAATGCGAAACTTGGAACGCTAAAAAGTCAGATACGCAAGGACACAAAAAACATAGCGGCGATGGGCCGCAATTTGTCCATGAGCGTGACGGCGCCGCTTGCTTTGATTGGCGCGAGTTCATTTCGGACGGCTGCCGATTTTGAGCAAAGCATGGCAAAGGTCAAGGCGGTATCAGGCGCGACCGCTGACGAATTTGCAAAGCTTGAAACTAACGCCAAAGAGTTAGGCCGTACCACGCGATTCACAGCGTCGGAGGTAAGTGAACTCCAATTAAATTTTGCAAAGCTTGGTTTTACGGCTGAGGAAATTACGCAAGTAACGGGCGCGACGCTTGCACTGGCGCAAGCAACTGGCAGCGACTTGGCGACGAGTGCCGAAGTAGCTGGATCGACATTGCGGGCGTTCGGTTTAAGTGCTGACGAAACCAGCCGCGTCACCGACGTGATGGCTAAAAGCTTCAGTACTTCTGCGCTTGATATGGGTACGTTTGCTGATTCCATGAAGTACGTGGCGCCAGTAGCAAAGGCGGCAGGATTAAGCGTAGAAGAAACGACGGCCATGCTTGCGAGTTTGTCCAACGCAGGTATCAAAGGCTCACAGGCAGGCACGTCATTGCGGCGTATTATTTCCGAGCTGGGCGCTACGGGTGGCGACGTGGCTGGCTCGATTAAAAAGCTTGCAGGCGAAGGTTTGAATTTGGCCGACGCCAAGGATGAGGTTGGACGGAGCGCGCAAAGCGCCTTGCTTGTTTTGGCAAACAGCACCGACCAAACCGCAAGCCTAGCAACCGAATTCCAAAACGCCAACGGTGCCGCGCAGGCTATGGCCGACATCATGGACGATACGGCTGAAGGTGCTATGAAGCGGATGCAGTCAGCTTTGGAAGGCGCACAAATTGAAATCGGATCGGCATTGGCGCCGATTATGATTAAGCTGGCGGGTATCGTTTCTGATTTGGCTGGCCGCTTTTCTTCAATGAGCGACGGCGGGCAAATGCTAATTTTGGCCATCAGCGGAATTGCTGGAATGATTGGGCCGTTACTTGTTGTATTGCCAAATTTGGTGAGTGGAATAAAAGCCGCGAAATTGGCGTTTGCCTCATTGAACACAACGATGCTTGCCAACCCGTTCGGAGCGGTTGCCGCTGCTATTGGTTTGGTAGTTGGTGCGGTCATCATGCTGAACAACGCGAGCAGCGAAGGCAGTAACAAAGTTGACGACCTCAAAAAGAGTTTGGGCGGCCTTGACTTGAAGCAGCAGGCGGCAAGTATTGAGGGGGCCCGCACGGCGCAGGAAGCTTACGTAAAGCAGTTAGAAGAAGAAAAGGCCGCGATTATGAAACTTGCGCCTTACAAACGCCACGCAAACAGCAAAGCTGGGCGCGACCTGAAAAAATTGGAAGCATCGTTAGAAACGGCCAACCAAGATTTGGCCGCAATGATGCAACTGGAAGAGGGCGTTGCGTTAAAGCTTAAGCAGACGGCAGATAATGCAAGTGCAGCGGCAGGAGGCATAGATTCAGTAGGCAACGCAGCAGGCACGACGACGGAAAAGCTGCAATCATTGCGGCCTGCACTTGCTGAGGCGTTGCAGCCACTTGAGGCAATGCCGATACAAACCGAACCAGTAACAAAAAGCCTTGCGGGCGTGAGTACAGCCGTTTCTGACATGGTTAGCGAGATAACGCCGCAACTTCAGCAATTTAACGACGACGTAAGCGCAGCTATTGAAGGCGCAGTAAATACGGCTGTAATTGGGTTTGGGATGATGCTAGGCGAAGGCATTGCAACGGGCCAAGGCATGAAAGGGGTGGGCGCTATGTTGTTGGGCGTATTCGCTGACCTTGCAATACAACTCGGAACGCTTGCAATTGGTTACGGTATCGCCATTGAAAATATTAAGGTGGCATTAGCTTCGTTGGCTGGCCCCGTTGCCATTGCTGCTGGTGTTGCCCTTATTGCGTTGGGTGCAGGTCTTAAAGGCGCAATAGCAAAAAGCGCAGAACAAAGCGGCGTGCCAGCCTTTGCCGAAGGTGGTTTGGTTTACGGACCTACGATGGGCCTTGTAGGCGAGTATCCAGGCGCAAAAACAAACCCAGAGGTAATTGCACCGCTTGACAAATTGCGCAGCATGATTGGCGGCAATACCGTCCAGGTAACGGGTCGATTATCTGGGCGCGACATACTTTTGAGCAGCGAATACAGTGCGATTGACCGTAACCGAGTAAGAGGATTCTAATGGCAACGATCAGATTTTTCGGAGAGTTTCAAGACGAGGTTGGTGACGTTTGGCGTATCAATTTGCACGATACCAGTTACGACGGCACGGCGACCGAAATAACGTTAGGCGCAGAAGGTTTTGCGTTGAGCTATTCAGGTAATGCCGAGGACCGACACCAGCCAATAATTGGCAGCGGAGTTGACTTTACGGTAATGAATGAAGGCGGCACATTTGAAACGTTTTTGAATTCCGTTTTGCCGTCAGCATCTGAAGGGCGTATGCAGGTGGAAATTCGTAAGGATCCAGATAATACCAATTCACTTTATTGGGCGGGCATACTTGCAGCGGAACAGGTCGAACAGGAAGACGCACCCACACCGAACGCCGTGCGCATGACAGCGAGCGACGACCTGGGCAATTTGCAACGCTTGTATTTTGACCCAACAAACGGAGTAACCACGGCAAACGAGATACGAACGCCCGTGGCGCATATGCTGCAAATACTAAACCAGATGCGAACCGAAAATTTGTGGGGCGCTAATGATGGTTTTTTTCGTTACGTCAATGACATAGAGATGAACGGTTACACGGGCAGCGATTGGCTTGACGACGTTTTATTAGATAACCCGTTCGTAAATGAGGACAATGAAATATACGAAGGCAAACGGGGATACAACAGCTACGAAATTTTAGAAAGCATCGCGCGCAGTTTAAATGCCCGCGTTTTTCAGGCTAACGGCTACTGGTGGTTTTTGCCAGTCAATTGTTATTTACGGGCCGCCGTGGTGGACGATTGGACAACCAACGTAATCCAGGTTGATAAAAGCGGAACGGCTGCGGCGCTTACGACAGCGCAAACGGCAGAACTGCAAGCAGGCTACATAAATGAAACGGACGCCGATTTTGTAAAGATGGCGGGCGGAATAATCACGTACTTACCACCATTAAAAAGGGTGCGCAGGACGCGCGATTATTACGGCAACCAATTTGCAGTAACTCAGTACAGCACAGGAATCACGACGGGCGACAATATAACGTACAACGATACCGACCGCACCTATATTGAGGACCTTGCGTTTAATTTGTCAGGCGGTTGCCAAATAGCGTTATCGGCTGCAAACGTAAGCAACATACCATTGAATAACGCATTCATACAGCTGCAACTAACGATTAAATGCGGTTCGCTGTATTTTACAAATACGGGTTGGGGAGCAATTCAAAATGAATACATTTTAAACCTTGCACAATTTAACCGCAGTGACGGATTTGATGCGGGCTTACCGTGGTCATTAACTACGGAAGCTTTGCCGTCGCAGCAAGTAGGTTTAGACGTTACGATACAGCTGCGCATTATAAGCGCGCTGGGTACTGACTTGACCAGCAATTACACCAGCGATTTTTTGATACTTACTTCAGGCATTCAAATTACAGGTGACCAAGGTTTGTTAGGTGATGAAATATTATTTGAAGCAGAAACCAGCGACGACAACCGTATAGAAATAAACCAGGGCAGCGTATTACATGGCGATCCTGAAGGCACAATATTGGGGTCAGCTTATCCGATACCGTATGGTAACTTTTCTTTGACGGGTTACGGCAACACGTACACGAGCAGCCAAACAACAACAGCGGTTAGCTTGCACCGTTTAGGCGTAGCCGAAGCGATGGCGTTAGGACAATTTCCTACGCAAATACGCAAAGGCCGTTTCTATGGTCGACGTTTTGAGATGTGGCAAACAATTAAGGAAGGCACGGAATATTTTGCACCGTTCGAATTTTCAGTTGTGATGAATAGCCGTGAAAGCGACGTACAAAGGTGGATGATTAAGTACGACGATAATAACGTAACGTCGTCGGAGCTTGCTGTAAATAACGATAACGGAAGTTTAGACCCGAATCTGTTTAATTTCAACCTATGAACGTAACGCAAGACATATACGAGCGGATAAGCGAATTGCGGCGCGGTGCTTTGGCTACTTTTTGCGAGCTGCTAACGATAAACAACCGCGACGGGCTAACCACTACAATTGGAGATAATACGAGCCATGTGATGAACACTTGGCAAGGGCCAAACGGTGGCAGCAGTATTATTTTACCACCAGTGGCAGAAAGCGAAGGCCGATTAATTGCGTTTCATTCGGATAGCACGATAAGCGCAAATACATACGTTCGCTTAGGTCCAGACTTAGGAGATACAAGCGCAACAATTGACGGCGCCGCTACTTACGATTTCAACAGGGCTTACGACGGAATTACTATCTTGTGCGACGGTTCGAACTGGTTTATTATTCAGAAGAAAGAGAAATGATTACTGAAATTTTAATTGCAGTAGTGCCAGTTTTTGCTGGTTTGATTGGCGTTTGGGTGAACCTCAACAGCACGGTAGCACGCCTCAAAAGCCGCGTGATACAGCTCGAATTATCGCAGGACGATTTTAAACGCGACATTAAAGAACTGTTAGCCATGGTGCATGACATTCAAATCATGATTGCCAAAATGAACCGCGAATGATTTGGATTATCTTGGCCACCGTGTTTGCCAATATGGTATACAAGGCCCGTGAATATGGGCGCGCCGATATTGCCGACCTCATCATATTTGTCGCAGCGTTAGGAATCCTTTTCTTATGAGATACTTTCGACCCGAAGAATTTGACTGCAAATGCAAGAAATGCAAGGATAACGGCGAAGGACGCGGGATCGACATGATGGAAGATTATTTCTTGCAGATGCTGGACGACGCCCGCCATAAAGCTGGCATCCCATTCGTTATTACCAGCGGCTACCGTTGCCCCAGTCATAACAGAGCCGTCGGAGGGGTGGCTAATTCCGCACACACCAAGGGGCTGGCTGCTGACATTGCTTGCAGCGACGAGCGCAGCCGTGGCTACATTATTGGCGCGCTTTACGAAGCGTCTTTCAATCGCATTGGGATTCATCCCGATTTTATCCATGTTGACGACGATGACAGCAAAAGCGCTGACGTAGTTTGGCTATACAAAGAATGAAGATAAACCAAATCAGCCGCACCGTTCACGAGGTGAAAGTAGAGCGCGCGCCGCAGCGTATGCTGTTTATTTCCGACGTGCATTACGATGCGATGAAGTGCGATCGTG